ATTTTTTAGAAATAGCTGTTTTACTTAGATAGAACAAATAGTTATAGCCATTTTCTGATGAACGAACCCCGTGGATAGAAAAAAATAAAAAGTAAAATCGTGTTACGATTTTTTAAAAAGGTTAATAGTATCACTATCTTCTATAAAACATCTATCACATGGGATATAAAACGTAGCCTTTAATTGTATCTTAGGTTCATTATGTTTATGCCCCTTAGGTATCATCTCATCCATAAAACCAGTATGCCCTCTACCAAAACACCTATTACAATTCTGTTTAGCATTATCCCTTAAAAAATCTAGTAAATCTTTTTCTTCATACACTTCACTTGTTCCTATAATTACTGCTTGCATAAATACTCCTTTTGAGCTATTTAACGTAGATGAAATTAACCTTCATATAGTTTTATATATGGAAGTATGTTTCATGTCGCTTAACCTCTCCAAATGGGCCTTAAATTTGATATTATACTATACACTCTCTGATAAGTTTTAATATCTTCCAGATATTATTTACATTTTTTTCATTCATCTATTTTACATAGACAGGGAGTAATACCCTTTGTTACTCCTACATATGTTTTTTTAACACCACCACACTTTTTACAGAATTCCGCACTACAGTAATCACATTTAAAGTTTTCCACTTCTCCTAACCTACACACAGGACAATAATCATCTAACATTATCCCTCTCCATCTAAAATAACAGAATCAATAAGCAGAGCCTCGTCTGGAGTTATAGCATCTAGTAACAATATTATCTCATCTTTCCTATATCCTAAATCTAATAGGTGTTTTATAGCTTTCTTTTCCTCTTCTGTTTTTTCAATTTCTTTTATTTCAGGTGTATATCCCAAAGGGACTAGGTTTGCGGGTGTCATAATAACATCACCTTCCGGACCTACCGGGTCTCTACCCACCATCTCTCTTTTCTCATTTATAGTTAAGAAATTAGAGTCATTTGCCCTTTTCCATAGTTTATCCCTTTTTGGTGAAAGAGCCGGGACATTTTCCATCATATAATCTAGGAAGACTCTAGACCCCTTCTCATAGAACCAGTTATTTAATTCACCCTTAATATAGTTCAAATACCAATCTACAGGGCCTTCGTAGAAATGATGTCTAGCCTCTTGGTAATTAGCATATTTATTGTCACCAGGGATTCCAATCAATTGTGGAGGGACTTTATATCCATTACATATTCTCCTTGCTAATTCTCTACCACCTTCTATGAAATCTAAATCCATAGGACTCCATCCATAAGGCTTAGCATCTATACCTGTTTCAGATTCTAATATTAGATTCTCACCTGCACCTTTTGATCCTGCTCTTTCTTCTAATTGTTTTTCTAACCTATCAAAAGATTGTTCGGATAAAGAACCTGTTACTGTAATAATCATACCAGGTCTGCCTTCATTTTCTAATAGCTTTTTATTCCATTCTGTCATTTCATTTGAAGTATCAATCTCTCTAGCAATCGGCTCAGTTACAGACGCTCCCCACCAATCATCTATAGGATTAAAAGCCTTTAATTGTAAGACATCACATTTACCGGTGATTTTATTAATATACCAAGTTTGTTTCCTATCTTCTACAGTATATTCATAGCCTTCTAAGAACCCATCTTTTCTTAATATTTTTACCCTATCAGGTCTTAAAACCCAAAGTTCTTGTGGTATGCCCGCATTAGGTCCTGTTTCTGGTGAAATTCGTCTTGGAAAAGAGTTACCTGCCATAATCAGAAAACTTACTAATTTTAGTATAAAAAATTCCCAAGATTCCTCAGGATTAGGTCTTTTTATAGTTTCAGACAATCCATCATCTTTTACTTGTTTCTTTTTTCCAGACTTAGTTTCTGTAAATAAGCCCCAAGGTACGGATGCGATACTTGTACCTAATTCGTCTATACATCGATATGCAAATACATTTTTTAGATAGGTTTCTTTAGCAAAATTCTCATAATCATTTGGAGTCCAGGATGCTTGATCATATCCAGAAGAAATAGATAATTTGCTTAAAGTTCGCGCTTTTCTTCCAAACTTATTTGTTACCCATTTTATTAATCCCATTTATTTTACTCCAAAAGTTAAACTGTTATTTCCCACCCTGTAACTGTTAATCCACACTTACCACTATCAACATGTGAAAGTATTAAAACAAAACTCAATAAATCACCTTTTGGAAATATCATAGGCGTTGTACTAGGCCTCCAAACATAATCTTGTTTACTCTCCGCTGACCAATCCACTATTATTACATCGTGTGGACTACCCGCGTTAGCATTTAAAGTGACTACAAATGATTCTGTAGATTGATGAACCGCTGAAATATGTAATCTAATATCACAAATTTCAAATGCGTTTGATAAGTTTAAAGTCTCAGTCATAGTTAAACCAGCTGTTCCGACTGTGGAAGCGTAGTAATAAAAATATTTTTGTCTGCTATATGGTAAAAATGTTTCTGTAAATGCCATAATCTCTATTCTCCTTTATATCTCTTGTATCTTTAGCCAAACATCTACAGTATCACTACCACCAGACTCAGCTTTTGTACTTGCCATTATTTGTGTTCCTTTATTAAAAATATACTCTGTTCCTGAAGGTGCATCATTTCCAATTTGTCTACTAGCATCGAATAAAACTTCATCAAAATATGTAGACCCACCATCTGCAGTAAATCTAACTTTATAGAATTGACTTACTCCTGGTTTAAAACTATAACCAACAATTCGAAAAGGTACAGTAGATGTTACTACTGCTCTTACTTCTATATTAGTTCCCCAAACATTGGCTGAAGCATCTGCTGTTAAAGTAATTCCATTGAAATCATCAGGGAAATTTTCCATTGTAAATTCACCACGAATATCTTCCCAAATATGATCTCCAACTTCATCATCAATATTGGTAGCATTTCCATCAAAATTAGTAGTAGTAAAATGATTTCTATTTCCCGCATCTATATCAACAGCTATATCATTATCATCAAAATCAACATCATGAAAAATATTTAAATCACTATCAGCATGTAATATATGAACGCCTTTTAAACAATCATGTATATGGATATGTTTTACATGACTATGAGCTACATTATTATAGTTAATTGCTGTCATATAGGATATATGACCATCAAAATGACTATCATGTATCTTGCCATGTTTTATAGTTGCCCCATTACTAATTTCAAGAGCTGTTGCTGCTCCTGTTAAATTTTCGCCCACAAATTGACAATTATAAACCCGCCATCCACCATGAGTTAAAATAACCCCATTCGCACTACCAGTATGTAGATTAAAATTTAAATCTATTATAGAAGCTTTTCCGGTTAATTTCATTATAGAAGTAGCTCCAGCATGAGTATTTTTTATCTTAGTCCAATTTCTATGTGTTCCTTTTAAAATATAATTTCCTGTCCAAGTAGGATCACCAGTTGTATTTATATCATAATTTGTAGCATGTGGGGAAATTACAATTAAAGTACAATCACCACCATCTATACTAGCAGCGTCTAAAGCATCTTGAATAGTAGTATAAGCAGAATCCCATGTTAAACCATCATTCCCATTTCCATTAGGACTAACATGTAATTTATCAGTTACAGCTCTTCCTATAATAGCACTAGCAAAATCGTCTCTGAAAGCTATTACATCATCAGTACTTGCATAATTGGGTAAATGTCCATCAATAATTAAATCTGCCATTATCCTGCTACCTCCCAACCTAATACATTTAATCCATAATAATTAACACCCGATTTAAAGGATAATTGTATACTTAATATATCCCCATAAATAAATTTATAGGACCTATTGGGTTGGTATAATAAATCAGTATGAGTATTCATAGAATAAGATAATAGTAATATATCATAAGCTGAACCAAGAATAGAACTTAATTTTACTATAAAATCATCAACCGATGCAAAAGCTACACTTAAATGTAACCTAATTTCATCTAACTCAAAAGGGGTATCAAAAGATATATTTTCTATAAGAGGCATATTTCCAGTAGTATAATAGTTAAAATACCTCATCCTACTGTAAGGGGTATTTATCGTAGCTCCCATTATTTATCTCCTATCATAGTTTGTATATATCATCATTATCTAACTCTAACTTTAATTTTTCACGTCTATATTTTCTTATTTCTATCCGTTTCTTGGTAGAATTATGCCTTTTATTCTTTTTTATATCATGTCCCCCACAAACGCAATCTTTATCTGAGAGATTTTTGTATTTTTTTCTTTTTTTTAACAATAACTCTTCTTCAACTTCAAATGTTTTGCTTATTTCAGAGGTTGACATTATATTCTTCTCACTCTTATTCCATTATTTTCAAAACTTAGTTTATTAAAAGCACCTGTTGCTGAATCTATTTGATCCTTATATTTACCACTAGGGAAAACCATAGCTTCTCTCAGAAATAGGGGTATCCATTTACCATCCACTAGAAAAACGTTACCCGCCTCTACCTGTGCAGATAGTGGCTCTGCTCTAGTTATCTTCGATCCTGAGGGTCTATCACCTCTAAAGGTGAAACCCATCAATAATCGTCTATAGGTAGCTATTGTATCAACTCCACTGCTTCCAGGCTCTTGCTCCATATAAATTTTACAAGCAATCCCGTCTAAAATAGCAGTTTGTCTTATTATTTTTTCATTAGCTAAAGGGTTTTTTTGAAATCTAACTACATCTTCTATATATATATTTTTATCCTTAGATATAGCCATTTTACATCCTGCTGTTGCTGCAGGCTGGTTTTCCTCTGTAACTGTCTTTTTTCTTTCTGTTGCAGCTCTATCCCAGTATCTTACCCTCACTACATCATTAGGTACTGATTTCACTATATCAAAATCTTCTCTATTGAACATAAAACCAGCAGCGTCTATATCCCAATCACCCTCCTCTAATTGCCTTCTTGTGACTTCATCTAACTGTCCTAATGCTTTTCTATATTCATTCTTATTAATATGAGAATTATCGTCCATCCAGGCTGGAATAAATATTCTTCCTTCTCTAGTTTTTTCATCAACATATCTCTTTTTAACCCAATCTCCACGTTCTACTTCTTCTCTATGTGGTGGGTTTGAGGCACATCTAAATCTTATAGGTATATTTCCCAAAGAAGTTAATTTTCTCATTCTAGAGAAAAGAAATAATGCTTGATGCTCTCTTATACTCACAACCTCATCTATACCAACAAACTGATAGGCAGCTGATTTATAATTTAAATGATCCCTAGGACCATCTAAATAACCAAAACTTAAAGTAGCTCCTGAAGGGAAAGTCCATCTGTGTTTTTCACCACTCCAATGAGCATCTGTGCCATGTAACCATTCATCTGCCCTAGTCATAAGGGCTTCAGGATCATTTAAGTTTTTATAGGTATCTCTTATTAATAGAGCATTATACCCAGGAATATCCACATATTGAAGTGCTGCCATTAATAGGGCATCTGAGTTATGAGTAACTATAAAATCATCTGTAATATATAATCCATTAGGATGGGAAACTGTTATACATCTTCCCTTAAATTTTTTTTCAGTTAATTCTATATCAACTACTCTTTTATACATGGGAGTAGTATCTTTTCGTAATTTAGCTCTTTCTATTTTTCTAGGTAATTTAAATAACTTTTCAGCTTTTCTATGTTTAATATATAAAGTATAAGCTTTATTACAATAGATTTTATCTCCATTTTTATCTCTATAAAAAGGAATTTTATTTGTTATTGTAACTACCCCACCAAGAGAACGTATTAAAAAAGCAACATCATTTGCTAATTGTTTACTAATAGTTGTATAGGATAGGTGGCCTCTATCATCAACAGTCCCATCAGTATCCATTAATCCAGAAAGAATGGAGTATCTATTTTCTATAGAATTATATAAAAATTCCCTAGGTATAAATTTTGTTTTAGATTTTTTTCCAAATAAATCTAATCGTATTAACTCTTCTTTTAAAAATAATCTAGATTTACCCTTAAAATTAAAATGATATTTATTATCAAAAGAATAATCATAATCTTTTAAAACAGTATTCATATAATCTATATCACCAGATGTAATATTTATTCCAGATTTAGTTATACAACCATCTCCTAATAAAACACCTAATAAATAGGGATTTAATTTACTCTTATATCTATAAGTAATATTAAATATCTGTTCTTCACAAACAGGAATACAAGGCCAATTAGGTCGAATCCCTCGATTTTCTTGATCTTGTGCATAAACTAACCACTCTTTTAAAGTTTTTGTTTCTATAACCTCAGCAGCATTTACACCAAAAATACTTTTTCCTTTATATTTCTTTCTTTTTCCTGATCTCCAAGCCAACCATAAATGACCACCAGTTACTATTGTCTGTGTTCCATCATGGAATTTGACAATCCATTCATCATATTCATATTCAGGGTGTATTTGTATTATTTTAGAAATACTTCCATCAGGATTATTTATAGCTTGGCCTATTTTTAAATCCACTCCTTTTTTAAATCCAAAAGGAGTAAGCGCTAAACCATTGTTTTTTAAGACTTTGCCACCACCTGCTGCTCCGCCGTAAAAGGCATCTAGATCATCTATCAGTAAAAATGCTGCTTGTTTTGGTTCCGGTTCATGAATAATATATTTAGTTAATTTCGGTTGGAGTTTCTTCTTCAATTGGTTGTTTGAAGACACCAGCGTCGATAAGAATTTTAAGGACAGCTGCGAGTTTATTTGGGTCAGATTCATTTTTTACCTTCACTTTACCTGTATGTTTTATAGTTGTTTCTGTTACATTTTCAGTTTTATTTGCATAACCAAAACGATTATTCATTACTAAGGTATATACCTGATTATTAAAATTTCCATCAAGAAATTGAGCACGTCCTTTATCTTCCCACCACCTCTTACATTTAGCAAGGCCCAGTTGAACCGCCTCATAGAAGTCCCCATATGTTCTTTCCCACACATAGATTGTGGATTCTGCTATTCCAAGTTCTGCTGCTAATGCTACTTTAGAGTGGCCTTCAGCTAGAAAGTCCTCTGTTTTCTTTAACATCCAACTTGGATCGAATTTTGAGGGACAATGAGATACCTTTGGGGATCTGCCCTTTTTCTTGAGTATTAAATTTTTTTTTATCTTAGCAGCAGAACTTATGACTACTTTGGTTTTTGTCTTCTTTTTAACTGTTTTTTTTGTGGTCTTTTCTTTCATTTTTTTTATCCTTTAAATTAACACTATATATATATATAAGCTTTTTCAATTTCTTTAGTTAGCAAAATAGAAAATAAATAAAAATAAAACCGATGTTATTTCAAAAAGAAACCGATAAGATGTTATAATGAAATAAAATAAAAAACATTTAAAAGGAGAATTAAAATGAAAAATTTAAATAACAAATTACAAAAATATAATGAAAAAATAAATTTTAGTTCTGATGTTATTAAAGAAAACAAAATTATAATTAATAAAATCCGTGATAATATTAGAGCTACATTAACATCTAGTAGTAAACGATTAGCAATAGCATCATTAAATGAAGTTTATATAAAAGTTAAATACGAAAATGAAGTTTATATGAAAGTTAAATACGAAAATGAAAAAATTAAATTATATAAAGAAATTATAGTAGATTTACAAAATTAAAAATAAAAGGAGAATTAAAATGAATGATATAGATAGATTAAAAGCCGAAAGAGATATGGAAAGGACTACTATTATAGGTAAGGAAACTATGCTAACTAAAAAAGGTATAGGTAAGGTCCAAGATAGAAAGATATTTTCCATATTTTATGATGAAATATTACAAATATATATTATAAGTCATGAGGATATATCTAAATATAATACCCGATTAGAAATATTATCAAATGGTATTCTTGCAACTTCTTTAGAAGAAGCAAATAAAAAGGTAGATATGGCTGAAAATGATATATGTCACGTAAAAAAGATATTAAAAATAAAAAAAAATCAATTCAAATGTCCTTATAATCATAAATCTGGTAATGATCATGTTGAATGTTATACATGCAATGACAAAGATTATGAAAAATGTGAAGATAATTTTTATCATTCTATAAAGAATAATAGATTTTATTAATTTTATTAATTTTTCTTGAAAATAAGACCGATGTTATTTCAAAAAGAAACCGATAAGATGTTATAATCACATTAAAATAAAAAACATTTTAAAAGGAGAATTAAAAAAATGTACAAATACCCATTAAGCCAATTAAGAAGTAAAAAGATTACTGATGAAGATGTTGTTTTCATATATGCAATGACAAAAAAACGTGAAAAAACATCCTATGATAGAAGAGAGGGATTAAAGAGAGCTGGTTTTATTTTCAATCCCTCTCTTAAAGAATGGGGAGGCTGGATAACTAATCTTAAAGATGGAAAAAAAGTAATTGATAAATTATTGGACATGAATTTCTTTACCGTTGGTGTCAATGGTCTGATTTCAGACACAAAATTAGTGGAACAATTAGAAGATTACGAAGAAGAAATCAATTAATGCAAGAAATTATATAATGGGAAAATAAATATTAAGGCAGAGGATGTTTTCTTTTTTAATTCTCCTACACCCTCTGTCTTATTTATGGAGAATAAAATGATAAACGAAATAACTTTAGCTTTTAATCATTTATTTAAATTAATAGATAAGTACGTTATTCCACAAAGTATAATATCAGATGATAGAAATGATTTTTCAAAGATTATGAATTCTACTTTAGTGTGGACTTATAAGGCTAATAAACTAACAACAAGGTATACAAAAGTACAGTTAAAAAAAGCATTACAAGATACAAAAGAAAAAAGAGAGAATATAGAAAATAAATTGGAGTTGATTCATCTAAATAAAACAATAGAGCTATTTGAGGGGACTATTGCATATTATAATTATGCACAATCACATTAAATATTAAGGGAAATTAAAATGAGTAATCCAACAATAAGGAAAATGGAAAATCAAGTGATAAAAGGCTATAAGGCTTTTCTGAGAAGTGCTGATGGTATATTATATACAGATGGATTTGGACAAGGTGAGTTAACAGAATGGAAAAAAGGGGATCGTAAAAAAATAAAAAGTGAATTAGAATTATGTGAAAATGGGTTTCATTTTTTCAAACATTTATGTTTTGCTATAAACTATCTTTCACCTGATAACGTTATATATAAAGTAATAGCGAGGGGTGATATAATAAAAGATGCATTTAAATATTGTACTAATGATATAGAGATAGGAGCTATAGTTTCAGAAAAATGTATATGTAATATTACAACAAATAATCGTAATTCAGGTAATTATAATTCAGGTGATCGTAATTCAGGTAATTATAATTCAGGTAATTATAATTCAGGTAATTATAATTCAGGTGATCGTAATTCAGGTGATCGTAATTCAGGTGATCGTAATTCAGGTGTTTATAATTCAGGTGGTTATAATTCAGGTGTTTGTAATTCAGGTGGTTATAATTCAGGTAATTATAATTCAGGTAATTATAATTCAGGTGATTGTAATTCAGGTGGTTATAATTCAGGTGATTGTAATTCAGGTAGTTATAATTCAGGTGTTTATAATTCAGGTGTTTATAATTCAGGTGGTTATAATTCAGGTAGTTATAATTCAGGTAGTTATAATTCAGGTGTTTATAATTCAGGTGGTTATAATTCAGGTAGTTATAAAAACTTTTTTTGTACAGAAAAAAAATTATTTTTATTTGACATAGAGGTAAGATCAATTCCAACAAAAATATTAAAACTAGATATGTCTTGGTTTTCTCTAGAGAAAAATAATACATATAAAAAAGCATGGGAGAAATGCCCAAAAGAGATAATTAATATATTAAAATCTATACCAGAATTTAATATACAAAAAAATAAATCAAAATTTAAAGAAATAACTGGTATTGATTTATAATAACTATAATAAAGGATAAAAGATTATGGAATTTAAGGAGTGTGAGAGTATCATAAAAGCAAAAAGTAAATTATTTAGTAAAATATGGAGAGTAGATTTTGATGATTTATATTCTCAAAGTAGTTTATTATTTGTAATAGCTAGGAGTAAATGGAATAAAGATAGAAGTACTTTTAAAACTTATTTAAATTATTATTTAAAAGAAAAATTAAAAGAATATATTTATAATTTTTATCTAAAGGAAAGAAAGTTTACTATACCTATAACGAATGAAATTAAAAAAACATATATACATGATCAGACGATTTTAAATCTATCAAAAAATTTAAAAAATAAGTTGTCTTTGGATATATTAAATGTCGTGATTAATAAACCATATAAGGTATCTAATAATTATAAAACTAAAATTACTATGAATAGTATTAGAAAATATTATTCAGGTAAGGGATATGGGGGAGGAAAAATTAATAAAGCCATTAGTTTAATCCAAAGAGAATTAAGCTCATGATAAATTTCAAAACAATGCTAAAAAATGATAACTTTATGATAAATAGTTTGCTTTATTTAGATAAGAATAATCTTTTTAAGAGTAAAGACATCATTTATTTTAAAGCTATAGTTCAATATATCAAAAGTAAAAAAACACTCACAAAAGAGCAAAAAAATTATTTATATAAGACACTTATACAATATGATAAAGAATTAAAACATAGAATAAAAATAGTAAGAAAAGACACAAGAGGCGCAAGGAAAGCTGTTATCGAGGGAAAATCTATAAAATTAATATTTTCTCATCCTGATAAAGAAATTTTTAAAGATATTATCGAAGATATTAAAACTATATATGGTTGGGTGTATAGAGCTATAGGTAAAACTTGGAGGGTTCCTATTTCTATCGATTCTATAACACATCTAGAGAATATGGGTTTTAATCTAGATAGGTGTATAGAAAAATTAAAAAATGATATATATATAAATAAGAATAAACAGATAATACAATATCCTCAAATTAAAAGAAATTTATATAATTATCAAAAAAAAGGAGTTTTATTTATAGAGCAGAGTGATGGAAATACTCTGTTAGCAGATGATATGGGAATTGGCAAAAGTATCCAGTCTATTGCTTGGGCTGCCCTACATTCTAAAATAAGACCCGTACTAATTTTATGTCCCGCTAGTCTAAAATTAAATTGGGAAAAGGAAATAAAAAATACAATATATAATCCTACTATACAAATTATAGATGGGAGATCAAAAATAGAAGTGACTACAAATGATTTTATTATAATAAATTATGAAATATTAAAATGGCATTGTAAGTTATTATCTCAAATCAATCCAGGAATATTTATAATTGATGAGTGCCATATTTTAAGAAATAGAAAAGGTAATTACTTCAAAAGTGCAAAAACCATTAGTGATTATTCTACTAATGTAATAGGATTGAGTGGTACACCTATAATAAATGATATAACAGAATTATGGACTTTATTGCGAATTATAAAACCAACCTTGTGGCCTAAATTTAGAGCTTTTGCAAATGAATATTGTGTGGTTAAAGAAACTAAAATAAAATTATGGAATAGAACCGTCTATAATTATGATTATACAGAAACGAAGAATGAGGACAGATTAAATAAGATATTAAAACAAACTGTAATGATAAGACGCTTGAAAACAGAAGTGTTGCCTGAGTTACCAGAGAAAACTAGAACTATAATTCCAGTAAGAATGGATAGTTATAGTGACTATGTCAAAGAGTTTAAATTATTAAATTTCAGACAATCTAATAATGCTTTAAAAAATAAATTAGAGGCCCTTAAACAGCTTATTATAAGAGAAAAAATAAAATATATAGAAGAGTGGATTGGAAATTTTTTATTAAGTAAGAAAAAATTAATAGTATTTTGTACACACCATTGGACAGTAGATAGATTACTAAGTATATTTCCATCATTAAGATTAGATGGGAGGGATAATAAGGAAGCTAAAGAGCATGCTAAGGAATTATTTCAAAACGATTCGAAACATCAATTAATAATATGTAATCTTAAATCGGGTAGCTTAGGACACAATTTGACAGCAGCGTCTGATATTATGGTAACTGAATTTGGATGGACATCCAGTGAGCATGAGCAGGCCGAAGATAGAGCTTACAGAATTGGACAGAAAAATGCTGTTAACATTTGGTATATGGTAGCTTTAGAAACTATTGAAATATATATTATGTCTATTATAGATAGAAAAAGAGCTATTACAGATTCTATTATAAATGATAAAACATCTAGTAAAGAAGATTTATTATTAGATTTAGTAGAGAAGATAAAAAATAATGGATAAAGATATATGTGTTGATTACAATAATGGAGTTAAATAAAAGAATATCAAAATCTCTAAAAGGAAGATTCACAAAAGAGAAAAATTCATTTTATGGAAAAACACATTCTCATAATACAAAGGTATTCTTATCAAAAATTAATTCTGGGGAAAATAATCCAGCATGGAAGGGTGGTAATTATATAAATGGCGGTTATAAAGTAATATATATAGAAGAAGGTAAACATATATTAGAGCATCGTTATATCATGGAAAAATATATTAATAGAAAATTAACTTCAGATGAAATAGTTCATCATAAAGATGAGAATAAATTAAATAATAGTATTAATAATTTAAAAGTAATGAGTCAATCTGAGCATAAAGCATTACATAAAATATTAAGAAAGAATATGTAAAATGTTTAATTTTAGCAAACTTTTACTTGATTATAAAATGCCAATTTTAGAGAACACCAAAAATACATCTGAAGGATGGGTCAATATAAAATGTCCTTTTTGTCCCGATTCATCAAACCATTTAGGGTGGTGTGTAGAGGGTCAGTATTTTAATTGTTGGCATTGCGGACATCATTCTATAGTAAAAACTATAATGGTTCTCTTAGATGTAAATTACGGTGACACAAAAGATATATTAAGAAAATATACTACAGGGTCTGATTACAATATATTAAAATATAAAAAAAAGATTAGTAATGAAGTAAAAAAAGTTATTTTCCCAAAAGAGATTGGACCCCTGCATAAACAACATAGAAAGTATCTAGCAGATAGGGATTTTGATTCTTATTATTTAGAAAAGAAATATGATTTAAAAGGAACTAACCATCTTGGAAACTATAAATTTAGGATAATAGCTCCTATTTATTACAATGGAAAAATAATTAGTTTTCAGGGAAGGGATATAACAAATAAACAGAAATTAAGATATAAGGCATGTAAAAATAATTTTGAGGTTATGCCCCATAAACATGTTTTATATAATATAGACAATTGCTTATCTAATAGAGTAATTGTAGTTGAGGGGATAACGGATGTGTGGAGAATTGGGGATAATAGTATTTGTACTTTCGGTATAGGTTATACTATAGAACAATTAAATTTAATATATAATAGATTTAATCATGTTTTTATATTATATGATTCTGAAGAGGGTGCCCAAGATAAGGCTACAGATTTGGCAAGAGATCTAGATATATTAAATGTAAAAACAGAAATAATTACACTAGGTTCAGGAGATCCAGCACAATTATCTAATGAAGATGTTATTTTATTAAAAAATGATTTATTAAATTAAAGAGGAAATATGTATGAGTAAAAGTAGTAATTGGGTAGAAAAAAATATTGTAGAATTAACATCAATGTATATGGTTAGTAGATTGTTTTTAAGAATGTTAGGGCCCATTAATACAATTGTATTAACTGAGTTAATAAGACTATATGAAGATGAGGAAGAATATAAATTTAAAAAAGAAAAATGGTTTAAAGATCCATCAAAATATCTTAAAAAATACTTTCATTTAAATGAAGAAGAACTAGAGGGAAGTTTTACATTTCTTATTGAATTAGGAGTACTTTGGGAGGAAATTGAAGATGATAGATATTTTACAATAGATATAAACAATATAGAGGAGAGTTTAGAAAATCTAGAGGTTTTTACTAAAAGATTTGGGGGGTTTTAAATAATGAAAAAAAAAATAAATGAAAATAATATTTTAGATATAATAAAAAAATCCAATTATTATCCAATAAATAAAATTATACTAAAATCTTTAGGCCCTCTCAATTCTCTTGTATTAATTGAATTATTAGATACTTATTGGTATTTTAAGGAGAAAAATAAATTAGTTAAGGATGAGTGGTTTTACAGAAAGTATAAAACTATATCAAATAATATTCGTATAAAAGAAAGTTCAATAGGGATTACTATAAAATATTTTAAAGATATAAAATTAATTAAAACAAAACAAATAGGGTTACCCGCTCTTATTCATTATAGTCTCATTAAAAAAACATTATATAATATCTATAATAATAAAATTATTTGTAAGGAAAACCCTTTAAATTTAAGGAAAATAATTAAAAATCAAGACCCCCTCTTTCGTAGGGGTCTTGACCTAGTTGAAAGTAGGGGTCTTGACCTAGTTGAAAGTAGGGGGCATATATATAAGGAAAAAGATATAAAAAGTAAAAATATAAATACTTTCTTTTTTAAATACATAAAAAAGGAAAGAGAACTCGATTCAAAAAAAATCGAGCCTATTATCCAATCTAAAAATATTTTAATAGACTATTGGAATAATTTAGATAATACTCCAAAACATAAAAATCCTGATAAAAAAATATATAAGCAGATAATAGTCTATTTTAGATATCTTAAGAGTGGTAATATTCTTAAAAAGTTTGAATTAGATAGGACATATCTTAAAAAGAATAATATTCCTATTAACTATTTAAAGCAAAAATGGACAGATGATCAAATAAAAATAGGCCTATTAAGATTATCTAAAATATATAAAGTAGGTAATTGGCCCAAAGATAAAAGTAATTTATCAAGAAAATTATCTGATTTAATCTATAATCCTAGAACTAAGAAGAGTATGTTTCTATTTACTTTCTATAATGATCTAAAGCTAAAGACAAATGAAAGTAAAATAAATCTAAAAAATTTATTAAATAAAGAATTTAATAACTTCCCTAAAGTTGATAATAGAAATCAACCCTATACAAATGAAGATATGGAAATAATTAAAACAGGGTATATAAAACAATTTTCTAAGTATACTGATCTATTTAGTAAGATATTTAAAGATTTAAATTTTTATGATAAGAAAGAATTAACTATTAGAATTCTAAAGATTATTATAGAATTTGAGAAAATTTATCTAAAAGAAAACTCACTATCTATGAGAATGCATTTAGGTAAATCATCTGTTGCAGCAGATTCTTATATTAACACATGTGTTGGTGACCCTGAATTATTTATAAGAAAATATATAGAATGGTTGGTTGATATAAAGTATATAAATTTTAAAATAACAGTAAATATGATAGGTCCTAATTCTAATAATTGGGATGAATTTTATGAACACTTAAGAAATAGGTTTGGATATACATTGTAATATCAAATTTAAGACACCTGAGACGTCGCTGAGCGACATGAAACATACTTTCATATATAAAACTATATGAAGGTTAATTTGATGTCCTTCAGCCCCCTCATTTTCGACTTTTATTATTTTTTTAGGTTTTAGTTTAACTTTTATTACAACTATCTATTTGATTTTTAATAGTTTCTAGATTTTTGATTTAACTTTTTGGTTTAACTTTTTGTAATAATATTATAAATGAAAAAAAAATTACTGTATAAATATATGTAAAATAAGATAATTTTTTGTATCAAGAAAATAATTTAAAATATTTTATTAAACTTTAAGTTTTTTTCGGTATATAACATATAGAGAATAAAATATTTTTTAAAAAAAAAGAAAAAGGAGTAGATTAATTTATGCAATTTCCATATAAAGATATAAAATTTGAAAAGAGATTAGCAAAGATAAAAAATAAAGATGGGAAAATTATATTAGAGAAAGAAGTATATTTCCCAGATTATTTTTCAGACAATTCTGTAAATATTGTTACAGGTAAATATTTATGTAATAGTGCTAAAAATGAAGAAAAAAGTTTAACGGATATGATAGATAGGGTATCTGATACAATAACAGATTGGGGATGGGAACAAGGTTATTTTAAGACTAAAGAAGAAAATGATGAATTTAATTATAATTTAAAATATTTTCAAGTTCATCAATATTGTGCTTTTAATTCCCCTGTTTATTTTAATATTGGTTTATCAGAGAAACCACAATTATCAGCATGTTTCATTTTAGATGTACAGGATGATATGGGATCTATAACAGATATATTAAAAACTGAATCCATAATATTCAAAAATGGATCAGGGAGTGGTGTAAATCTTTCTAATATTAGAGCCTCATCTGAAAAAGTAAGAAGTGGTGGATTTGCTTCTGGCCCTGTTTCTTTCCTAAAGACACAAGATATAAATGCAGGGGAGATAAAATCAGGAGGAACTTTAAGAAGATCAGCTAAATTAGCTTGTTTAGATATAAACCATCCTGATATTGAACATTTCATTTCTTGTAAAAGTTTTGAAGAGAAAAAATTAAATATATTAACAGCTGCTGGGATAAAACCATATCCTGGATATGATATGTCAGACCACGTATTTTTTCAAAATACAAATTTTAGTGTAGGAGTACTTTCAGGTTTTATGGATCAAGTTAATACTGATGGATCCATCATTCTAACTGATCGTTTAAATGGTGCTTCTAATAAAGTTATAAAAGCAAAAGAATTACTAATGAAAATAGCTAAATATGCTTGGATAGATGGGTGCCCTGGTCTATTGTTTTTAGATACCATTAATGATTGGAATACATGCAGTAATACATCAACTATAATATCTTCAAACCCTTGTGGTGAATTTGTTGGATTAGGCTCCTGTAATTTAGCATCAATAAATTTACTAAAGTTTTTTTCAATTTCTGATAAATTAGATTCTAATGGAAGTATTGATTATGAATTAGAGAAAATAAAGATAATAAATTTTGATATAGAAACTTATGAAAAAGTAATAAAGACCTTAATTACGGCTCAAGATATTATTATAAATAAAGCGTCTTACCCTACACAAAAAATAGAGGATGATACTAAAAATTATAGGGCTTTAGGACTAGGATTTTCAAATTTACATGCAACCCTTATGTATTTAGGATTACCTTATGATTCTGATAAAGGTAGGTATGTGGCATCTATGCTCACTTCTATGATGACTGCCACAGCTTATAAGCAAAGTGCTGATATGGCTGATAAAATATGGTCATTTTGTCAATATAAAAAGAATAAGCATTGTTTTAAAAATATATTAATTAAACATCGTAATTTACATAATGTAAAAGCAAAATCAAATAAGTACCTACCAAATAAATGGCTAACTTGTTTAACTAATCAAGCTTCTGTAACATGGGACAATTTATTAAAAAGAGAAAAGTTTAGAAACTCACAAGTAACTTTAGTAGCACCAACAGGCACTACTTCATTTTTAATGGGCTGTGATACATTCGGTATTGAACCGGAATTTGCACTTAAAAAATATAAAACTTTATCTGCATCAGATGGTGCTGAAATAGAAATAACTAATAATACAAGTACTCATGCTTTATTGAATTTAGGTTATAATCCTGATGTAGCCGCAGAAATTTTCTGTGATTTAGATAATTTAGAAAAATCAGAATTAAAAAAAGAACATTTACCTATATTTGATACAGCTATGAAAAATGGAAATCGAGTTCTTACACCATATGCCCATATAAATATGATGGCAAGTGTCCAACCTTTTATTTCAGGTGCAATAAGTAAAACAATTAATCTACCAGAAGAATGCACAATAGAAGATATTTATTTCCTATTTACTAAAGCCTATGAAAAAGGTTTAAAAGGAATTACAATATATAGAAATAATTCAAAAAATAGTCAGCCATTGAATACAAATAAAGCAGAAGATAAAATTTGTAAAGATTTTAATATTCCAAAAAGTATAGTAGGAATAGCAGGGGATGATCTCATTGTAAAACAAGAACATATTGATAAAGTGATAGATGGTATGAGTAAAAATATGAATAATCCAAATTTTGAAAATAAACAACACCCCCAGAGAAGAAAATTACCGAGATTAAGAAAAGCACTCCGCTATCATTTTTCCATAGGGAAATTAGGTGGTTATGTAGATACTGGGGAATATGATAATGGGGAATTAGGTGAAATATTTATAAGAGCTACAAAACAGGGTAGCACTTTAAATGGTCTATTAGATTCATTAGCCATTGTAACTAGTATGGCTTTACAATATGGAGTCCCATTATTTGATTTGGTAAGAAAAATGAAAGATATGAAATATGAACCATCAGGATTAACACAACATGAAGAAATTAGATTTGCCAAATCTATTCCTGATTTTATATTTAGATTTTTAGCTTATCAATATTTAACAAAAGATGAATTAGATAAATTAGGATTAAAAAGAAAAGATAAGGTTGTGTCTTTAAAAAATGTTGAAAAAATTATGGATAACTCTAATCCTATTTGTGATAGATGTGGGACTATTATGTATCGAATAGGAACTTGTTTTACTTGTATAGAATGTGGTGATAGTACAGGAACTTGTGGGTAATGAAATGAAACTTAAAAAGCTGTTACAAACTGAAGGAAGATATTCTAAAGATAAAAATAATAATTTGTATTTTGACGGATCACCAACCCCTTATTCAGATTATGGAGGATTACTAAGATTAAATGATGATGATGATTATTCCTCTATGCCTAAATGTAAATTACCTAAAAATAGTAAATGTTTATCATTTAATGATGAAGTTATACAAATATTATTAAAATTAAGAGATATGGGAGTAACCGAAGAAATGGTACAGAAATCAAAAATACTTAGAAGCTAAAGGAAAATAAAAATGTATGTATCAGGAAGTAATAAAAAAATTATAGAAGGAAAAACAAAAATAATATATAGTAACCCAGAAAATGATAAAACAGTTTATATGTACTTTAAGGATGATATAACAGCAGGAGATGGTGCTAAACATGAGATATTAAAGGGAAAAGCTTTACTTGATTGGCAAATGAATAGGAATATTTTTGAATTTTTGAATAGAAAAGGAA